AGCCGACAGGTCCGCCGCCGGGGACAGATTGAAATCCATGCCGCCGAGCGCGAAGCTCGCAGCAGAAGTCAGCTGCCCGCGGCCTTCCTCAATGCTGTGAGCAAAATCACCAATCAGCGCACGGCCCGAGTAGGTCGTGTAACCTCGGCCACTGAAGCGGCCGCGCTTAGCCGGCGAGTGCGGGAAGAAATCGCCAATCGCCTTCATGACTCCGCCGACCGCGTCCTTCGCGCCATTCAGCATGCTCTTGATGCCGTCGATGAAGCCGCCGATGAGGGCCTTGCCCGAGTCCACGAGCATACCGCCAAGGTTGCCCAGGCCGTCCTTGATTTTGCCCGGCATGGATTTCACGAATTCCACGGCAGACCCGACACCGTCGCTAATCGCCTTGGTGATTCCGTTCCACGCGCCAACCACGAAATCACCAATACCATTCCAGAGGTTGTTCCAGATGTCCACCAGCATTTTCGCGAGATTCTCGAAAATATGCATGACAACATCGAAAGCGCCCGTGATGGTGTTCACAATGAAATCGAGAATACCCTTCAGCACGTCGAGGATGCCGTTCCATGCGCCTTCCCAATCACCACGCAGAGCCGACAAAAAGACATTCAGGATGCCAGTGATAATGTTCACAGCATCAGAGATGACCTTGCCAATGAAGCCGAAAATATCGGAGACGGTTTTGCCGATAAATTCAAAAGCGGGCGAAAAGGTCTGGATGAGGAACGCCACAATCGGCGCAAGGAAAGACACAATCTGCGCCGCAATCTCCACAATAGTCGTGACCATCGGCACAAGCGCGCCGACCACCGTAGACACCATGCCGATGAAAGCCTGGCCAATCTGGACGAGCACGGGGATGACCGCGGCGATAATCGGCTGGACCATCGTCACGAGCCCCTGGAAAATCTGAGCCAGCGAATTGCGGAAAGGCTCGCTAGACGCTAGAGCGGTCACAAAGGCGGCCACGAGCAGGCCAATGCCTGCGACCACCGCGAGCACCGGGGCCGATAGGCCCGCGAGGACGCCAGCGACAGCGCCGATGACCGGGATAATCGCGCCGACCACGGAGGCAATTGTGCCGATGATTGACACGACGGTGCCGATGACCGGGGCGAGCTGCGCCATTGCGCCGACCACCGCGATGATAGTCGCCGTCAGCTGAGGGTTATTGCGCATGAATTCGGCAATTTGCTTCACGACGTCCGCGATGACGGGGAGGACGACCTTCAGCGCCTCGGACAGTCCCTTGGCGAGCTCATCGACCACCGGGGCCAGCGATTGCTTAAAATCTGCGAAAGCGGGGGACAGGCCCTGCGCTACTTGGGTTACGAGCGGCGCAATTGCCTTCACAATGTCGCCGACGGCTCCGAGCAGTGCGCCGACCGAGGGGGCGACCGCCGCGAACGCGGGCGCGAGGGCGATAGCCGCCTGAACAATGCCGTCGAACAGCTTGTTCACGCCGTCCGCGATAGCGGGGTTGTGCAGTGCGTTCGCCAGACCATCCATGAGGATTGAGATGGCCGTGCCGGCCTTCTCCATCGACCGTGCGATGACCGGGGCGAGCACCTCGAAAACCTTAGTGAGGGATGTCACACCAGGCGTGAGCGCCTTGACCGCATTAAAAGCGCCAGTGAAGACGGTGGTGAGGGCACCCTGGAAGGCCGGCCCGTTCACAATGCCATTCAGAGCGCCGAGCGCAGCAGCCAGCCCGGCGAGACCGCCGCCGCCGGCGGCCTCCGCAGCCTTCGCGACACCATTGATGATGCCGGCCACAGAGCCGAGAGCCGCGGCGAAAAGCTTCGCGTTTGTGATGCCCCTCTCAATGAGCTCATAGATTTTTCCGGAGGCCTCGGCCTGCTCCACCCAGTCACGGAAAGACGCCGCAATCTGCGCGAACGCCGTCGCCATGCGCGGCAGATAGGTGCCGCCAACAGCGCCGATACGGACAATCGCCTCAGCGAGCGGGGCCGCCGCCGTAGACGCAATCTGAAAAGATTCACGGAGCGGCTCAAAAAGGCGGGACATGCCGCCGACCGCGACCATGCCATTTGAAATGCCCTGGAAAAATTCGCCCCAAAATTTACCGGCGATAGGGCCAAAAGCGACGTACTCCTTAAGGAAGGGGTCGAACGCGGTCTCCACGAAGCTCGCGAGGCCGCCGCGCGCCTCATCCCAGAAAGCGCGACCAAACGCCAAGCGCACATCACGGATAGTGTCCATGATTTTGCCCTCGCCGCCGTAGAATTTGCCGAGCTCCAGGTGGATATTCTGGAGGCCGTCAGCAGACGCGGCCAGGCCCACGACGAAGCCGGACAGGATGCCGGGCAGGGCGAGGCCCGCACCCGCAACCTGGGTTAGCGAGACGGCGAGCATCGCGGCGTTGCCTGCCGTGGCAGACATCACAGCGCCCATAGCGGCGACACGCGTAGCCGCGAGAGACGCAGACACAGCGACCTTATCGAAATTCCCGGCCAGATTCTTGGCGTGCTCGACCGCACCGGCGGCAATATTACCGCCCGCGAGAGATGCCAGACCCGCGCGCGCCGCATCCAGCCCCTTGAGGAGGACGCGGACCTCGGCGGTACGCGGGCGAGTCAGCACGCCCAGCGCTGCCGAGGCCGCGCGGGTCTTAGCGTCCACGGCCACATGGGTTTTCAGGTCGCGGCCAATCGTCGCGAGACGCGAGCGCGTCGCCGCGAGCGATGCCTGGTCCACCTGCGCTTTCACGAGGGCCTTGACCTCGGAGCCCTTCTCAATCGAGGCGAGCTTAGACCGAAGCTCGGTCTTGAATCGAGACGTGTCGGGGTAGACACGAATCGACAGCTTGCCTATATTCGCCATGTGATGTTCCTCTCTACTGTAATTACAGGCCGGGCGGGAATAGCTTGGACAGGTCCATCTGCGCTACCGGGGTGCCGGCGCGGGGCCGGCGGCCCTTCCTCACGACCCTGGGAGCCTCGATACGCTCCGACGCACGCAGTTTCTTGCCCTTCACCTGGGTATTTGCGGCGTTTGCGATAGTGGCGAGAATCATCCTGTCCACGCCCCATCCGAAATGGTCGTCTCCGCCTAGGTTCTCGGCGCGCCATAGGCTCTGCTCCTCATGAGGGATGCGGTCCAGTAGCGCCTCCAGAGGCCGGATGTCTGAGACCCAAATCATAGTGAGCGGGTTCACATGGTAGAGTGCGATAAAGTCACCGATGAGGGCCGGTGACTCATCGAATAGGTGTTCTAGTTCATGCCTTTTCCCAGTTCACCTGCGAAAGCGACGCAGGCCTCCAGGGCCTCGGTCATGTGCGCGGCGTTCCACAGCTCACGACGCCACACGTCCATGTCCACGATGAAACGCTCATCAGAGACGACGCGGGCCAGCGCCTTCACTGATGCGATGCTAGGCTCTTCACTCTCGGCAGCCATGCCCTCCAGGGCCTCCACCACGTCGAGCGCGTCTAGGGGGTCGATTTCCTCCAGGGGACGGAAATACTTCGCAGCCGGCAGGTCCTTCAGACGCTTAATTTCCTGCTTCTTCAGGTGGTCAGCCGGGGTCTTACGGGGGGTAGTAGCCTTGGTAGCCATTGGGGTTCTCCTTAAAAAAATAATGGGCGCCAGTGACGAAAATCACTAGCACCCATTATAGCGCGTACCTGTGGCTAGGCGTGCTCGCCAACCACCGCCGCGGCCACGGCACCACCGGAGCGCGGACGCGGGTACAGAATCTTGTGAAGACGGCCCTGACTATCGCGTTCAGCAGTGACCTTAATCGCAATCGAATTGTAATTCTCCAGGTCCCACTTCGGCAGGCCAGAAATAGCCATCTCGCCGGCGTAGATGATAAGGCCGGTCAGCATAGCGCCGTCCTCCACAATGATGATGATCGCCCACTGGGTAGTAGTGGTCGAGGAGGTGGTCACATAGCCGTCGGCCTCGCGGATACCGCCGGAGGTCAGCATCTCAAAAAGGGCCTTCGACGGGGCCACGCTGGTAATGGTGCCGGTGACCTTAGCGCCCGAGCGTGCGTTTTTGCGGTCCCAGGTTCGCTTCGCTGAGTCCTTGTCGCTATCCTCCTCGAATTCGGGGAGACTGTCAGACGAGGTGTCGCCAATCCACTCCCACGCGCCAAGGTCCTCGCCATCGAACTTGTAATTGTCGAGGTTCGGCTGCGCGGTGCCTACAGGCGCGATGTAGATGTGGCCGAGCGCGCCGATAGTCATGTTGTCGAGAGATTCCGTGAGCTTGCTCATAGAACACCCTTCCTACTCATTGGCCGGGGTCTTAGCCCGGCACACGATTTCAATCGCCGTCGAGTACTGGAAAATCGACGACTTTTCATATTTGTGGGCGGCGAGGTGGGGGACGGTGCTGACGGTGATGCGCGAAATCCAGCCGGCATCGGTCACCCTGTGCACCGATTCCTCTAGCATCCTGAGCGCCTCCTGGCAGAGGGCCGCCGCGGCCGCCCGTGAATCCGCAATGGCGTTCAGAGTGAGCACCGACACAACCCCATACCGGGCGCGAGGGGCGTTACCACTGAAAACCTGCGGCGGGGCCTGCTCCACGATGAGAGCCGGCAGACGGCGCAAAAAATCAGACGGAGGCTGAAAATACAGACGCCCAGACAGCCCAGCGAGACGCTCCTCCACCAAGGCGAGCGGGTCGATAGTGTCCAAAATCACGCACCCCCAAATCGTCCACGCAAAAGCGCGCGCGTAAAAACATACTTCCCGGGCTCCCACCGACCGGACGGGGTGATGAAGCCCCATTCGATGATGTGGGCCTGCTGGTCTGTGGTATACACCACATAGTCAGTCACACCGCGCGTGGTACGCGTCGGCTGCATCCTGATGCTCGACGCATAATGACCGGTCGGCACATGCTCCACCTCGGAGTACATGCGCGCCACCTCAGACTCCACGAGCGCGAGCGCCTTACCCGCCTGCGCATGATACGCAGGATGCGCACTAGCCGCGCGGGCGGCCAAAAGCTCAACATTATTTTTCAGGTACAGGCGACTGCTCATCGGATCTCACTCGACGGGTCCACAATAATGACCTTCACATGTGCGGTGCGTGGTGACATGGACGACACGAGGGCGTCGCCGCGCTGCTCAAAGACCCTTTCATTCCAGGTCACGCGGCTGTACGGCCCCCCGGGCCAGCCCATGCCACCATGCTCGCCAGGGAAATATTTCACCCGGTACGCGGTGATGGTGCTCACTCCCATGTCCTGAGCCTCCTCAGCTGAGACAGGCTGGACATTGCACCTCACCGTGACCGGCTCCCCGTGCCCCTCCGGACCATACGGGCCCTCAGAAGCCACAATAGGCGTGACGGTCACCTCATGGACACCGCGGCGCAGACGACTCATCCGACACCACCATTCCACGTGATGGACTCCGACCACGAGCCGCGGCCAGGCCACCCATATTGGAACACCCACGGAGGCGGCACCTCGCGAGCGGCAGGGCCGCCGTACCGCTGAGCGGCATACCCGTCAGTTACCGGACCGACCGACCTATAGCGGCCACCATCAAGCACGCGAGCGAGCTCGTCCATATCCGACCGGAGCACGTCCAGCCGGGCAGACGCGGCCAAAAAATTCAGCTCGTACCTGTACCCGTCCTCCGTCTCGGATTTGTACAGGCCCCCAGACTCGTCACGCAGGACGCGCGCCACGGACTCCGCCTCCACCTGGGCGACGATACCGCGGGCCACACTATCCAACGCGACCAGCTCCGACAGATTACGCCACCGCGCCTTGATGCGCAGCTCCACACGGTCCAGAAGCTTCTCGACGACGCGCGCGTCTCCCTCAGCAATCGGACGGCGCAGGGCCACCTCAACGTCATTCACTGTGGCGATGCTCACTGCTACTTAACCTTGTCCTCGAGGGCGAAGAAGGCGTTAGCGTCCGCGATAGCCCAGCCAAACGACGCCTCACACAGGAGCGCTTCCTGATTGGTCTGGAACAGGGAGGTGGTGGTAGCGCCGTCAGTGATGGACGCCTCATCCGAGTAGCGGAAGGTGATTTCGTTCGCGAAGCCGTAGACCAGCTGAGACCAGTCACCACCAATCGCACGGACCTTAGCGTCTGCATTGGTGCCGACCTGGCCGGAGACAACGTCGCCGTATGCGGTGGTCAGACCGAAGACCTTGCCCATGTCGTCGGTCAGGTCAAGTGAGGACTGGTAAATCGGGCGGCCATTAGTGTCGGTCGCGCCCATGAGCTCAAGACGCAGGGAATCATCCGCAGCCAGGCCATTCACACGGTAGCCCAGGCGCGCATCCTGCACGGCCTTGATACCGGCGATAATGTCGCCGGAAATGCCGCCCTTAGTCTGCGCGGTAGTGCCCAGCTCGACACGCTTAGTGGTCTGATTCACAAACTCCACGCCGGGGATAGCCTGGCCATTGGTGGACTTGCCGTGAAGCACAGCAAGGTCGAAAGCGCGAGTAATCGCGCCGGCGAGCTGCTGCTGGATAATGCCCTCCAGACCGAGCTTGTCAGCCTTCGCCAGCTCCTCAGACCAGACGATGATTGCCGCGACCTTGATGGGGCGCAGAATCTTCGAGGACAGGCCAAATGAGGTGACCGGCTTCATGCCAGCCTCGCCCACGACGCCAGCCTCCGGGCGGGAGGTCTGGACAGCGACGGACGAGCCGGTGAGCGGAAGTGCCAGCTGGTCACCGGCAAGCTTCTTCACAACCGAATCCTGCACTGCCTTAGTGATGACCTTGGACGAGAATTCGGGCGGGAAAATATTAGTGTTCTTGAGCGAGTCAAGGGTCAGAGAAGCCAATTTTTAGCTCCTTCCTTCTAGTGTCGGTTGCCGCGCACGGCGTCGAGCCATGACAGGGCAGTGTTTGCGGGCGCGGGCTCTGAGACCTGCGCCGGGTTAGGGGGAACCTCACGAGAAACCTGGGCGTGACCGATAGACTCGCGGAGCTTAGACACGTTCGCCTCCACCTCATCAGCAGTGGAGCCAGCAACCACATGCGCGAGGTCCAGAGACAGACCGGCGGCGGCGAGCGCGCGTAGCTTCGCGTTCTCAACCTGCGCGGCGGCGAGTTCTGCCGCGTAATCGTGCTCTGGCTCGGCGGGCTGGGCCGGCTCGGGCTCCGGTTCAGGTTCCGGTTCCGGGGCCTTGGCCGCGGCGAGGTCCTCGCTCAGCTTAGCCTTATCAGCGCGCAGATTCTGAATCAAATTCCACGCGGTTTCAGGATTGAAATCCACGCCGTCACGCTCCCACGGGGGGACAGCGGCGGGGGCGGTTTCCGTGGTTTCGGGTGCCGCCTCCTGGGCGACGGGGGTAGTGGTTTCGGCCACTGGTTCCTCCTAGGTCAGAGCGGTACGCCGACCGGCGCGCCGCTCTCTTTGAGTGCTTGCTCTAGCCATGCCTGGGCATTTTTCCCCGAATACTTGTCGGGGTGAGCTTTCACATCATCTATTGTAGCGTGATAGAAATCACGGAGTTGCTCATATTCGCGGCGACCGGCCCAGTCCGTCGATTTGTAGACCGGAACCACCATGCAGTCGCAGTTATTGTGAAACTTGTCACGCCCGCCCGCGCCGCCCTTGCCGGCGTGATGCGCCGACGTGTAGACCGGGCCACGCGAGGCGAGCATCACACAGAAACCGCACGACGTGCGGCCAGTCAGGACGCGCGCCCAGCCGACAGGGTACACGCGGGCTTTGCCGTCCCCGCCTATCGTCCGATTGAAAGCTTCCGCGGACTGGTGCGGCTCCAAAGCTACCGGCTTCACACCGGCGGGGAATATTTTCTCGGGCGGCATGAAATTAGGAATCACTGGGTCTGGCACTGCCCGCATCACCTGACGGCGCGCGGCCATGCGGACATGCCGGGACAGAATCCCGGCTAGGTATTTGTCGCTCTTGCCGGTGGACTCGCGGAAGGCCTGGATTACCGAGCCCGCGCGGTAAGGTTCAGGCTCGGGAATAAACGGCTCGACGCTCAGCCCGCGCGCGGCATCACGGAGCATCTGGTCACCAATTTTCGCCGCCTCCAGACGCGCCGCCCGGGTGAGCTTCAAAATCTCAGACTCCGCGAGAGCACGCTGTGCCGCATCCGACCTATCCACCGTCGAGAGAATCGTTAGCACCTGTGGGGTGAAAAGCGCCACAATAGACCGGATAGCCGCCGCGTAGGCACTGATTATCATTCGACGCCCTCACCGAGTGCCGCGCGCACCTCAGAATCGTGCGAGTCCTCACGCTTCGCCTGCTCCGGAGACAGACCCAGGAACTCACGCGCAGTCTGCGAGGTGATGACACCCTGCGCCTGCGCCTGGAGCATGAGGGCGTTGCGGGAGCTGATGGACGCAACCGCCGGGTCGCGCCACCGAGCCTCCAGAGTCTCCAGGCCCTCGACCTTCACGCCTGCCATCTGCAACACCATGCGCGCGATTTCCTCCACCGCATCACCAAAAAGATGCTGCTTCAACTCCGCGCGGGAAATCAAACCGTCCTTCGCGGCACGCATAGCCTCCGCACTCGTGGGATTCGAGTCAGAGCTGACACCCATCATGGACGCGGGGATGCCAGTCATCGCCGAAACCTGCGCCGCGTACAGCTTGAAGCTGCTGATAATCTGCTGGAGGTCAGCGCCGGGGATAGAGCCAGCCTGCGACCCAGACGGGCCCACCAGCAGGTGACCAAAATGCGCCTCCAAGCGAGCCAGGCCGGGGTGCCTACCTTCGCCCGTGAATTGGTCGGCAACGCCGTCGCCGAAAAGATAGCGGGTCGGCATGGCGAGGAGCTCCTGCGCAATCTGCAAATTCGTCAGCGAGCGCGACGCGGCATCGCACAGCTCGATAATATCCTCAATCTCTGAGGTGCCGCCGCCGCCGATGCGGGTCCGGTTCACAACCTCCACGATAGGCACACCCGGGTAGGTAGACGAGTAGTCGTGCTCCTCGATGAGGGTCTCCTCCCCATCGTCTACCGTGTAGACCTTCAGGTGACCGGGGGTGTAGATGGCCTTCTGCTCCACGCCGCCGCGCGTATAGGTCTGCACCGCCTCGACAATCGTCCCGAAAATATCGCGCTTCACCACGATATCGCGGCCACGATGCGCAGACAGACGCGGGATATTCGACCCAGGCATGATAGACCCGCCGGCCACTACCCAGGCGCGGCCAGTCACCAGCGCCTCAGTCAGCGTCAGCGTCAGCAGACTGTCAAAATTATTCGCCTGCAAAATACGGTGAAGCTGGTGGGGCACCTCACCACCGGCCATCGTGAACCCTTCGAGGACGAGCGAGCGCACCAGCACGTCCACGGTGAGCTTAGGCCAGCGCACCGGCATCTCCAACACACGCACATTCGGCGGCAGGGACACGCCGATAGCGTCCAAGCGGCGACGCCCCTCGTAGTACGCCTCGTAATCCTCTACAGTACGAGCCATTTGCTGCTCGCCTCCTTCTTTTTCTTCTCTACCAGGCCATGATACGCCACCGAGGCGGCCACGAGCGGGCTAATATCTGCTCCGGTGTCTGCACGCGTCCAATGCCACAGGTCACTAAGACCCTTCGAGCGGCGGCACGCCTTCACAGCCTCATCCAGCACAGGGTCCCCAAGGTGACGAATCTTTCCTGACGCCACCGCCTCGTAGAAAGCACCACACGCCTGGTCAAATTCACGGCGTGTCATAGACCACAGCTTATGACGCTGGCCCGGGTCGCCCCCGAGCACACGCCCAGCCTGGCCGCCCGCGGCATACGCTACTGTGACCGGGCTCCACGCATTTTGAAGCTCGGCGACACGGCCCGGCACCCAGCCGGTACCACCCTCATGATTCACAATCTCGATATGGACGGTGCCGTCATCACGCCACGACGCAGACGCAATAGAGGTAACATCCGCGAGCGGGGTAACGTCCACACCGAACGCAACATCCAGGCCAGCCTCGGAGTCCTCGTCGCGGCACTGCTCCCAGAAATCCGCGGGGATAGCTGACTCGCCGCCGACCTTCGACCAGATGCCCAGGCGCTCGCGGTTGAATTCCTCAGCGCCCATAGTGCGCCGCTCGTCAGCAACCCACTCGGCGGAGATGCGGCGACCGAGCGCGGGGTTTGCCATAGCCCACACTGCAGGGTCTGCCGGGTCAGCACCATCAGGCGCAGACCATTCATAAAACGCCAAATCGCCCGGGTCGCCACTCATGGCACGGTCACGGACACGCGCCAGCACGTCACTATCGGGGAACCCAGCAGATGACGTGTACCACACCTGCGGGTTGCCCCGCACCGTCTTTGCGGACAGAGCCGGGCGCGCCGCCGCCTCCACCTCACCCGGCAGATTATAGGCCTCATCAAACACCAGCAAATCGAACGTATAGCCGCGAATCGAATCCTTAGAACGCGCCTTGAACAACATGCGCGTTTCAGCGCGGCCAGACGGCTTATCAGCCGCGACGGTGAAACTCATTTCAGAATTTCCGGTCTTGATTCCGGACATTTTGCCGCGAGGGTCCCCACGGTACCCCTCCATCATCTCGGCCAAATAATCACAGCCACGAATCAGAGACTCCATGCGCCGCTGGTGCTCCGCCGCCGTGCCAAAAAGGTGCGCGGTGTGGACAATATTCTCGCCAAAAAGGAACAGGCCGGCCAGCTCGCGCGCCTCCAACACCGAGCCCTTGCCGTTCTGACGCGGCACAATTAGGCCGACATTCTTTGCCGCCCATTTGCCGAGGTCATCAGTAGCACACGCACCACGTAGTACATACTCCTGCCACGGGTCCAGCATCAGACCAGCCACAGCGGCCAGGTCCACAGCATCATCACCCCGAGTAGTCACGTGCAGGGGAGTCACGTCAATACGCGGGAACTGAGAACCAACAACCACGCCCACTATGCACCACCTGCCGCGGCACGAGCCTCACGGGCCGCGCGCACACGCGCCAACTCATCCACCAGAGACGGGCGCGACTGCGCGGGCTGACTATCGGCCAGCTTCGCCTTCTCCGTCACTACATTTACAGCGGCAGAAATGAGGCCGGGCACATCACGAGCTACCGCGACCTGCAAAGAGGCGCGGGCGCGCAGCAGAAGCTCGTCATAAATCTCGCCCGGCTCAGACAGCACGGGCACCTCGACCTCAATTGACTGGCCATAGGCCACGGTCTGGCGTACACGCACCGTCTCCCCGTCGGTCTGTTTAACTGGCTCGACGGTTAAACGGGCAGCCTGCTCCTTCTTCACATTCCGACGGGTCCGCTTCTCACCCTCCGCGCGCTTCCGCTCACGATACTCAGCCGCGTTCTTCCGCGACGCCTCGCGGCACGCAGGGCACGGCTCCTCACCAGCACGCTTATGACGCACGAAAGCGGCATAGGTGCCATGTGGCTTAAGCTTGCGAGCCATCGCTGGAACCTCCAAACGTACAATTTCGGGCTGGGAGCGCCCGGGGGGAGAAACGACTATGACCGTAGGGGCTCAAATGGGGGTATGGGGGGGGGTATGCCCCGGGGTCGTTACACATTTTACACGTTTACCATGCTCGTGTTGTTTTTGGTTTTTTGATTTGTGTTGGCAGGCGGCGTTTGCCGCGGCGTGAGTTGCATCGTCGGTGTGCGGGGGCGAGCGCGCCGTAGAGGTTTCCGCCGTTTGCGATTGCGTCGAGGTGGTCGGCGGTGAATGAGAGCGGGTGCGTCGAGGGTAGCGTAAGGTCTATGGGCTTGTCGCATAGGTGGCAGGGCAAGCCCTGTGTTTCGACGGCGCGGCGGAGGGCTTGCGTGCGTTTGATGTATTCGTGGTCGTTGTATTTTGTCTTTGTGCGCATAGTGCAAGTGTAGCCCCGCACCGTGTGGGGTGCGGGGCTTGGTTGGTTAGCTGGTTAGTGCCTGTGACCAGTCGATGAGGTATTCGCGGTCAGTCATTGGTTTTCTCCGTTCACCGGGGAGGCGTTGAGAATCTTGATGAGAGTCTGCATCTGGTCCTCGTGGAGAGTCATGGTGAGCGTGTACCTGTAGGTGGTGTGGTCGGCTCCGAGCTGGACGGGGCCGCGCTTCGTGTTGATGACTCGTGCCTCGCTTTCTAGGCTGAGGCTGAGGTTGTTGTCGTTGAGGTAGAGCTTGCTGTGGCGGGTGAGCGCCTTGAAGACGGTTTCCAGTCCAGGGATTAGTCGCTTAGTCATGGTGGTTACTCCTTTTGGTGAGGATTTGTGCGCATTGCTCGGCTAGGGCGGCGCGGAGTTCTTCGGCTGTGCCGTCTGTCCAGCGGATTATGTAGCGTTTCGGTCCCGGCGCTTAGTCATTAGTCGTCTCCGACGATTGCGGCGGCTGTGTTGATGAGCTCCTGCAGAATCGCGGCGTTATCGGCCTTGGCGTCCTCGGTGGTGGTGGCGAGTGCGCGTTTTGCGAGCGCGGCGGTGAGCGTGTTGTGCGGGTGTTCGACTTCGTGCTCTAGCGCGTGGCGGCATAGGGTGCAGCTGTCGTCCTCTGGGTCGTATGGCGCGGTGTTCTGAGTATTTACCCAGTAGCCGATGAGGTAGCCGATACCCTCGCGTTGGTCGGTATTTTCCTCCACGATGTCTTTGTAGCAGGCGAGAATGTGGGCTAGGTCGATGGGTAGGGCAATTTCCAGGTGGATGTAGCGTGATTTAGTGGTGTGGCTCATGGTGTTTCAGGCTTTCTGTCAGGTTGGCGAGAAGTTTAACGCTGCTGATGTGGCGGCGCTGTTCCTTGGGTATGCGGTTGATGGACTTTAGTTTCAGCTCTTCTAGGTGTTCGAGCGTGACGTTCGGGTCGGTGATGCTCACTGACAGGTCCATCCACCAGTGCGGGTGATAGTATGTTTCGCCTCCGTGCCGGGTGCTGTGACTGGTGGTGGTGACCACCCAGACGGCGCTAATATCCAGATCAGGCAACGTGTCGTCCAGCACCTGGACGGGCTCCACAAGGTATCCGTTAGGTGGGGGGGCGGGGTCTATTTTGTCGGCTCCGGTGGGGAAGATTCCCACGGTCTTGTCCGCGTAGGTGATGCGGTAGAGGGCGTGCCCGCTCCAGCCGGAGAGTGCGACCTCGCCGGTGGTTTTGTCGATGCGTTCCCAGCGCTCGCGGTACTTCTGCACCTTGAACGGCGGGGTCGGTGGGTTAGTCATTTTTCATTTCCATCTGAATGTATTTGGTGGGTGCTACGACGAGGCGAGGGACACGCATATTGCCGCGGTCTGCCTCGGGGACTGATTCTAGTGCCGCTGCGCGCGAGGCTTCGACAATGTCCGGGGTGGCGGTCCTGATGTCGAAGGCGGCGCTGTAGTCGAGGTGCGCACGCGGGGTTAGGCGTACGTGCCCCTTACTGTGGTCTTCGTCGTAGATGATGACCATCCAGTAGCCGGAGAACTCCATGTCAGGTAAGGTGTCATCCTCAACGTAGCGGGGCTTGGTGCGACCGACAGCGAGCGCTGGGACGCGGTCTGCTTTGATTACGCCTTGGGCTGTGATGTTTCCTGGGTGGACACCGCCGGCCTGGTAATCCGGGTTGTTGTACTCGATGACGTAGTGTGCGTCGCCCGTCTCGCCCTCGGCGATAATATTGCCGGTGATGGGGGTCTGGAAAATCCACTGAACGCGGTATTTGTGGACGGTAAATAGCTCAGTCATGGTCTATCTCTTCCTTGGGGGGGGGCGGTGTAGTGGTTGGTGGTGCTCATTGGTGGGCCTTTCGGTTGTAGGGTGCTCGGTGAGTAGTGCGCAGCCACTGGTCATAGCGGCGCATTTCGGCCTCGGTGTAGAGGCGCACGGTCTGTGTCTCGGTTTGTGAGTATTCGATTTCGGGGGTGATGCGGCCGGCGGCGCGGTCTAGGGCGACGAGGTATCGGTGGCGTCCGATGCGGGTGGCCACCTTGGCTTCGGTGAGTAGATTCGTGGGCATTGTGTCTCTCAGGTGGTTATTTTTCGGGGTTTAGGCGAGCGCGGCGGGCTTGGAGCCACGCGTCGAGAGCGCGCCGGTTATGTTCGGTTGTGGCGCGTATATTAGCCTCGGTTTTTCTGGGCTTGGGGCGGGTGCGTGGCGGAACGTTCGCGATTTTGCCGTCGCGTTTGGCGCGGGAGTATGCGCGTTTGCGGCATGTGTCGCAGTCGGGGTTTGTGTCGTCGAGGTCCCAGCCACATTTTGCGCAGCTCGTTTTCCAGGGGATTGGGTCTTTTGCGTCGGGGTGCCCTTGGGCGCGCCATCTGGAGTGCCGGGCGGAGCACCTGTGACATCCGGGGGTGTATTCCTCGCGGGGCCCGCCGCACCCCGGGCACGTTGGTTGAGCTTGTCCCATAGTCCTATCCCCTCCACCTGCAGGGGTGATCGTGAAGGTCCAGGCCTGCGGCGAGCGCGCTGAATCGCTTTTGTAGCCTCTCAATCTCATCATGTAGCGCATTTGCCTCTTTGGCGGCGGAGGCGTAATCGAGGCTGGCAGACACGGCTCCGGCCATTGTGGAGTAGTACTCTGCTAGGTCCTTGCCGATTCCGTCCTGCTCTGCGACTTCTGCGACTTCTGCTGCTACTGCGAGGACTCGCTCGCGGAGCGTGCCCGAGGGCTGGTTGAGTAGCTTATCCAGCTTCTCAACGTCTTCGGGGGTGTCTACGCGGACGGTTAGGTACACGCCTGGGTCGAGCCAGGCGATATCGTAGCCGACAGATTCGCGGGTATTGAGCGATGAGGTGACCGCAAAGGACGAGGGCAGTCCGGTCTCGCTCGTGATGCGCTCGCATAGGCCGGTGTCTGCGATAGCGGCGCGCAGCTTGGAGTATGAAGTCTTTTTCATCTTTCTCTCTATCCGTGGTATGCGAAGGTTATTTTATGGGCTTGTCGAGCGTGCCGGTGAGTGCGTGTACGCGGTGTGTAGTGGTCATGGTGCCTCCTCTCGGTTTGGGCTAATTGTAGGATTCGGTCGGCTATGATGTGCGTGACGGCGTGTTCTTTGGGTTCTGTCCAGTGCCAGATGTGGACGCGGCGGCGGCGGGCTTTGCGGTTACGGTCACGGCGTTTAGTCATGGGTTTAAAGTTTCATGGTTAGGGTTTGTAGGTTGCGATTGCGCACGCCTTTTCATAGGCGCGGCGGGCGGCGTTCACGTGTTTCTGTGCCTTGCGTTCTAGCTCTACTACGCGGTGTGTGCGGTCAAGCTCTGAGAGTGCGGTGATTACGGCGGCGGCTTGGTTGGAGTACCTGCCGCCGATTTTCGCAAAATCGTTCAGTCGGGCGATGACCTCCAGCGTGAACGTGGTGTGATTAGCTGACATGAGGTTAGCCGCGCGGTCTAGCGCCTCGTCGCGGGTGGTTTGGATCTTAGCGATTGGTTCAGCCCAAGAGCCATTATCTATCTCGTCGTATTCCGCATGAACACCGACAGATTCTAGCTTTTCCTCGTGTCTCCTGAGCCATTTCCTTGCTTCAAGGCAGTTTTGTGCTTCACCGTGAAAGCGGTCGCGTCCCATTTTGGGTTTTCCTTTCGGGGTTGGGATTTGGTGCCCCGCCCGGTGGTTAGCCGGGCGGGGGTTTATGTGGTTATGGGTTATGCCGCGTCGTGCTTTGCGACGATTTCCCAGGTCTCGGTGTAGGCCTCGAAGTCTGCCATAGTCTCGAAGCTGTTGTTTTCCCAAATTTCGGTTGCCGCGGCTTCCAGAACCTCGTTAGAGATTTCGCCGTGTGCTGCGGTGGTGAGGGATTCGAGGATTTTGTTGTAGGTGAGCATTTGGGTTTCTCCTTGGTTTTGTGTAGTGGGCTTGTCCCCCCTACACCTATATTATGGCACATATGCCAACCGGCTATCAAGGCGGTTAGCTATGAATTACGCCACAATAAGCTCCAAATCCTGAATATCGAAGACCCCGCCGGAGGACATGACCAGCTCGGCATAGGCGGCTACCGTCTCGACCGTCAGCGGCATCGGATGGACGCGCAGCGTCTCGCCGTACCCCGGGAACCACCGGCGCGTATCGAAGTCGCCGGTCAGGAATTCGTCTACCGTCACGCCGCGGATAGCCTCCCAGGATCGTGCGTCGATGCTGGTGATGCGGTCGGCTACCAGGTGGTACGAGCTGATTGCGCCGCCGTGCGGGTGTCGGCAGTCGATAAACCAGCGGTGCGCGCGGGTGTAGGCTCGGGTGGTGTTCGCGTCGATGCGTGCCGTGGTCTCTTCGTTGAAGGCCGGCAGACTGAGAAGCTTCGCAATGGCCTCGAGTACGGCGATGTGCTCGCGCAGGGTGCGAGCCTCGCTCTCGATGGCCTTGTCGTTGATGGTGCCGGGCGGCGGCGGGGGTTCGGAAGTTGCCGCCGCCCGACGGTTATCGGTGGTGTGCGGTGCTAGTTCTTGCGGGCGTATGCGTCGCCGTAATTCTCGTCCACCCAGCGGTAGAACGCTTCGCGGGCGCTCATCTTGCCGTAGCTTTCGCCTTCGCGCTTTGCACTCATCTTGGCGTAGGTGTCCCCGCTGCCGGTGTTGTAGACGGTGACGATGCTGTTCTTGCCGCGGTGCGGACGCTCGAGGTATGCGTAGGTGTCGTCGAGGCGGGCGATGCGGTAAACAGCGGGGCAAGCGATGTAGAGGCGGAATCCCTTGTAGGTGTAGGTGGGGCGTGACATTTCGTTCTCCTTTGTTTTCCTTGGTTGATACTTCTACTATACACGCAATTGGCCGGTGTGACAACTTATTTTTGTGTGAAGTGCATCACATTTCAGACAGGCCACGCACCTCCACCCAAACGCCAGGCACCGCCCCCTCGTCATCCTCATACCTTTTGATCACCTCCATGCTCACCACGCGGCTATCGTCACGCCACACCCCCGCATCCGTCAGCGCATCAAAAACCGCGCGCGTCAGCTTGTCCAGATCAGGTTTCACCGCCGGCACGCCCCACCGCGGGCGCTTAGGCCGCGGCATCGTGAATCCGAGATAGACACGGCACGGCTCATCCAGCGTCTCCCAGCCCGCTTCTGCTATCGCCGCCTCGGCAGCCGAACGCACCGCCGCCCGCCAAGGCCTCAGACGCGCGTTCGCGTCCACCAGCACGGCCCGGCCGCCGCGCACATAGGCATTTTTCGAGCCTTGAGGCACAGGCGTGCCATCGGCAAAAAAATCTAGCATGACCACCTCTCCGAGGCTAAAAGAATACCCCCACCCCGGGAATGGGGTGAAGGTATTCACAACTATGTAAGGAGAAAGCATGTCCGCGCTCGCGCGGGCCTACTCTGCGCATCCAGTATACCACAAGCCCCCCAGGCCGTAATCAGCCGAGGGGGACTTGCGTATATACCATTCCGCACACTCTACAGGAGTACGTCTAGCATATCACAGGGCATCCATTTTAGAACGGCGGCGCGTCATTCGCACCCCCCTGTGCCGCCCACGGGTCCGCCTGCTGGGCGAAACCACCAGCCGGCGCGGTGGGCCATGCGCTCACCTGCTGCTGAGGCTGAGCCGCCGGCACCTGTGCAGGCTGGGCCTGTGCGGGCGCGGCGGGCGCATCACGCGGCGGGGACAG